GTTCTTGAAATGCGGTAACTGATGAGTCGTCTTGCATACGGCTTACAAACTGCTCACCAACTACAGCCGAACGCCCATTGATAGTAAACGCTGTTATATAGCCAGTGGTCGGTGCGGTTAAGACGTATTTAACGGCTTGTGAGAATACCTGTCTACTCTTTACAGTGATCGTTATAGCCGAACCTGTACCATCTTCTGCGGTGTTGCCTGTTATAGATTGTGATGTTACCTCTAATACTGGATCATCTAAATTAGCCCAGAACTCAGTATTTTGATTAGCAATAATCTCAACTGTTCCCGATAATTCAAATATCTGTTGAGTAGCTCGCTTCTTCCAAATGTCGGCACTAACTTCTACTACGTTTATAATGTGATCCTCGTTAGGACTTTCCACATTTATAACTTGCGATGTATAGAGTATCTTCTGCACGGCATTGTACGGTGAGTTATAAAACTTCTGTCTGTTCCAGAACTTAAAAATACCTTCTTCGTCTTGAAAGATATGACCATTCTCAGCCATTGCCAGCTCTGATAGAACATCGGACATTTTTGCACCGCTTTCAATTATAGTGAACGGTATCTCATTTAATCCTGTGTCTAAATCGTACTGTGAGGTTGCCATGCCAGCTTGCTGAAACATAGTTTCAATTAAAGTATCAGTAGTAACGCCAGTAAACATACTTGTTTCATCAACAAACTTATTCTCAAAATAGGCTAAATAATCATCAGCTTCAAGATTTACCGTACGGCTTGCTATATTCACTTTAGGCTGTTTATTAAGTAGTCCTGCAAACTGCGGTATGTTTATATTGCTGAACCCTGCACTAATAATCTGCGGTCTTTTAGGTAAGATAGAGGTCGAGAACATATCTGTACCGCCCATATAATCAGGTAAGTACCGCCCAGAAGTATTATCTAATTCAACATCAGAATAAGCTTTAGTCAGTCCACCAGTCGGGATATTTAACTGTCGTTCCCACTCTAGGCTCATTACATAATCAGAATCATCGGTGTATTGCCATTGTCCAGGATTTCCAATACCGCCAGGATTAGCACCAATAACATCATTGCCACCGATTGTAGAAACACCTATCGTGAAAGTAATGTTGCCCGACAAATCAAACTTGTTCCAGCTCATTAACAGCGAATGAGACGGACTTCTTACCGTGTCTTGTGCTTCGGCTGTGAAAGCTCCAGTTACCGCTTGCATAGTTACGCCTCAGTCAGTATTAACGTAAAGTCTGATATATAATCTTCGCCTTTAACACCAAACGCACGTTCTTGTAAATCAATATGCACGTTAGTCAAAGCCACCGCATAATTAGTCTCGGTTATCTGCCAAGTTTTAGCCGTAGCTGTAGACAGATAAGATGTATAGATTGTATTGATAGCGTCATAAGAAGTTTTGTTAGTGTTCTGGTAATCCAACACCCATACACGTTTATTGCTACCAAAGTAATCTCTTGAGATAGTACCGTCTAATGTTCTGTTCTGAGCCACTTGAGTAGAGTTAGACTCTTTAATAGAGTTCGGTGATCGTAGTGTAGTGCCGTCTAGTATATACATTACGTTACCAACCCATAATTAGAACTCATCATATCCGTAACGCTCTTACCGTTCATCTGTGCTATGTCCTGTATATCTTTAATTAACATTCTAGCAACCTTTCGTCTTTCATTAGCCGAGCCAGTCATCATCGGTACAGTGATGTTTATTGTAGTAGCACCACCCATCATACGCCTTGTCTCATCTGCTCTGCTTACTTTAGAACCTCTAGGCAATGTAACCATTTCTGGGCCACGCTCGCCAACTAAAGCCATGCCACCGTACGCTCCACTTGTACCACCAGCGTATTTTCTCGGACTAAAGAAGTCTGTGCCTGTAGCTTTTTTTGAAGCTTTAGCAGCCGCTCCAGCAACAGTCTTTGCAACAGAGCCAATATTTCCAGCAGACAATCCATTTATAGCCGCCTGTACTCTTGCTATCGAGTTTATTATCCAGTTAAAAGCTGGTCTGAACGGTGCCATGATTGCATTACCAATACCAGCCAAAGCTTTTGCTACAGCAGGGTGCATATTCAAAAACTTAGCAATAGTTCTTTGTATCCATGCACCTACCCTCATAATAGGATCGATTAAATACTTGTATATGTTTGCGTATATACCTTGTCCTGTTGCAATTATAGAAGCTTTAAGATTTCTCCAAGCAACTTTTATATTATTGATGATTTGTTGCCATTCAAACAAAACTCTACCACCTATAGCAATAAATCTATTTTGCCATGTAATTATATTGCTTACTGTACCACCAATCACTTTACCCATAGCTAGAAAAGCGTTAGCTATTGCAGCTACGTCAGCCGCCAGTTTCTCCCAATCTGTTTCTTCTATCATTTTCTTTATTTTGTCTGATGTATCTGTAACCCATTGCTGAAACTTATCTGATTTTACAAATGCTAATAATTTATCCATCAATGGTCCAAGACCCTCTACCAACGCTTTTCCTATTGATTCTTTAACCTCATCAAACTGATTCTTTAAGATTTCTAATTTGCCTGAAAAAGTATTTGCAGCCGCCGAAGCACTACCGCCAAACTCGGTGTTAAGTTCTTTTAATATCAACCTCTGGGCTTCAGCACTTCGACCAGTTTCTACTAAGTTTTTAACAACTTCTTTTTGGTCAGCACTAAAGTTTACACCTACACGCCTTAAAGCTGTTATACCAAGTATCGGGTCTTGCAATGCTTTTCCCAGTTGAATAGCACTTGCCTTTGTGTCTTGTCCGAGTGCGGTAGACATATCTAGTACTGTCTTTGTCGCTTGCGGGAATATGTCTTTACCTATTTTTGTAAAAGTTAATAATAAGTTTTCTGCGGACAATACACTTTCATCAGAATATTTAGTAGTTAATTGCAGACTGTTCGCTAAATCTATTGCAGACTTAGAAGTAACTCCAGCAACACCTTTAGTTGATTTAAGAACAGCATTTAATTGTGCGAGAGCGTTTTCGGATTCCTGATATGATTTGACACTAGAAACTCCAAACGCAATAGCCGCCGCTCCAGCAGCCGCAGTCGCAACAGCCGCTATCTTTAGACCGTTTTTAATCTTGTTCCCCATTGTAGAAGCGTTATCGCCAAAGTTTTTTAGGGTTGCACTTGCCCTATCTTCTGCGGTTATAACTGCTTTAATGTTTGCTTGTGCCATTGATTATCCGTTCTTTGCTTCTATCCTTTGTTTCTCATTCATTTGAGCATATATATATAGATTTGTATAGAATGTATCTACTGGTTCTTGATCTAGTTCTGCTTCCGTCATGCTGAATAACTTTCGATATTGATACCTAATTACTTCTGGGCTATATCCACTTCCGTTGTAGATAACTTGGTCGATTCGTTCTCGGATTTTGGGTCTAATTGACGTTCCCCCTCAACCGTCTTTTGCCCTGTTAAAGTTTCAAAACATTTGAGTATAGTCTCGCCATCAAACTGAGTGACATCTTCTTTGGCTAGCTTCTGTCCATCAAACAATCCCTCGTGAAAGTAAGTCTCTAGGATCTTGATTATCTCACCCATAGATTTACTTTCCTCTACGCTATCGACTTGTTTAATTAAATCCTCGTACTCACCAATAGGGATAGACTTGAATGTTAGGTATGAATCTTTGTACTCATCGCCTAAGAACTCCAATATTACTTTTTTCTTTATTACAATTTCCGCCATCTATTTACTCCTTAGTTTTTTACATTTCTCATACAACTCAATTAACTCCTGTGCTAGTGTCGGGCTTCGCTTTGCAATATACCCCACGTTAAAAGCAAAACAGTCCAGATTAGCACCGTACAAACTGCTTGAAACAGATGTCGGCATATCCTCGTAGACTGTTATCTTGGTTGTTTTTCCACGTTGCATAACAACGCTCCTTTCTTATTTAATACGAAACTTGTGCGTTTACCAATTCACATGTTGAAATTATGTCTAACGCATTAGTAGCGTCATAGTTAGCTTTAAAGTTGATAGACTGTTTAGCAATCTCGTTAAGGCTGTAGTCTGGCTCCCATTCGCTGAAGTCTACTCTAGGGAACTGCAAGGTTAGGGTTGAACTTGTGCCACCGTTAAGTTTGATTTCCATAGCTCGGTATGTTCCGTTTAACATATAGTCTCGGTAAGTGTCAGATTCTAGGTTAAGTTCTAATGTACCCTCAACACTAATCTGTTGGTTAAGCACATCTTCTGGCTCTACCGTACCCATTACTGAGTCAAACATAGTGTTCTTATTAACCGTGAACTCAAGGTTCTTTAGTGAGATAGCTGTAGCTGCACTTAGGTTTCCTACCGCATCGGCAATCTTAACACTAAGGTGTTGGTGTAGGAACTTAGAACCGAGTGATGTAAAGACTGGAGAGATAGTAGTCCACTCATCAGCCGTCTTAGATTTAAACCCGATTGTGTAGTTAACGATTCCGCTAGGCTCAACGCTTACTTGGAAGCTATCAACCATTCCTAGCTTATACATATCGTTTCGGTCTGGATCGCTCCAGTATAGTGATACTGATTGGTGTTGATTGGTGTTCTGCAAAGTGTAGGTGTGAGTGTAGGGGTTAGAACCTGAACTCGATGGTACAGCTCCTAGAACTCCTGCGAGTATAACTCCCAACGCTTTATCATATAACTGGGCTTCAACTTCGCCCTCTCCCATTTTCATTACTACAAACTTAGAATCGCCATCAGCAATCTTTCCCATGCCCTGTTCTTCTCTAGCTTCTTCAACAGTATCTTTGAAGCTCATAGTAGCAAAAGGAACCCAGAAGTAATCATTAGCGGAAGTAGGCGGTACTCCTCTTGAATCTTCTATTGCTAGTGCAAGGCTTCCTCTACGTCCTGCAAATTTTGTCATTTCTGTTTCTCCTTATACAACCGTTACTTCGGTGTAAACCCTTAATGTTACTTGTGCCGCTTTAGCTATACCACCCTCGTATTGGTAACGACCCCAGATACAATCTGCTGCGTTTACAAACAATACGGTTGTGTCGTTTGGCAAGCTATCTAGCTCAAAGTCAGTATCAACTGCATTTATTATTTCGTCAATAACCTCACCAACCACTCGCTCAGTATAATCTAACCTCTCATATTCAGTGTCAGCTACAAAGTTTTGCCCCTCAGAGAATAGGACTACTACTGAGTAAGCATATATCCTGGAGTTCTCAGCGTTAGAACTGAACTCTCCCTCAAGATCAGTAGCCGTCACAAACACACACGGCCAGCCTTTAGGATTAGGAACTTCAGCAGGATAAACCTTTTGCACAGACTCTAAGCTTTGGATCTTAGATATGATCTGTTGTTTAATCTGACTCATAGCGGAATATATACTCATGTCGCATTTCCTATCGTGTTAAGTGTATCTTGCACAGCTTTTTCAAACTCAGTATCAGTAAAGCCTTGAGTAATCTCTACCGCATCAGACAAGAACGGTCTAGCTGGCATAAACTTAGTACCATCATGCACAAAGAAAGCGTAGCTAGCGGTTGGTTCAACGCTGGCTCTTAGTGGACTCTCAAAAGCTGTAGTGTGTGAACGTCTCAAAAACCCTGTTTGTACAGGTGTTATCTTCATGGACTCGCTCTGAACCTTTAATGCTACTTGTCTTATAGCCCCTGCTAAGTTCTTAGTCATCAGGTACGGTGCTCGGTGGAACGCACTTTTAATCTGAGCGATGTTCTTAATCTCTATGTTTACGTTCATATCTGGCCGTCCTGACTAACTAGAGTCAACTCTTTATGATCTTGCAAATTAGCCCCTGCGTATTCTATTACTCCCTTAACCGAGTAAACCTTATCCGTGTCTATTATATGCACTTCGTCACCCTCTCTGATATCAACAGAAGTATCCACAAACGCAGTCCAGACAGTACCATACCTAGAACCGTCCATTCCTACACGTTCTGGGTTGCCCTCTGGCTGTATATCAGCATTATAGGCAGTAAGTGTAGCTGACATAGAATAACGGTTTGTAGCCCCTATACGTCGCTTACGGAAGATTTCTATGTTTGAAGTGGGGAAGTACATTGTCATAATGAATCGCTCAGGTTGTACTGTTTATAACGTGAAAGGACATCATCAAGACCTAGTTGATCTACAACCGAACCATCACCAGAACTTGACTGGAAGTATTCTATAGACCGTTGCCCCTCTTGTTTTTTCTTAACAGCAGTACCTGAAGCGGAGTTTTCTACATAAAAACAGGCTAACGTAACACAGGTTTCAGCAAGATCAGCAGGGATAGTAGAATAACCTGCACTATAGCTTACTCGGTATCTGTTCCAGCCAGAGTTGGCCCGAACAACTAACTCAAGTACTCCAGCACTTAGGTCTGAGTAATATAACTCGCTCTCTACATCATCGAACGCTCCGTCAGATAGTGTCGAGTCACGCCTTTGAAATGATGTTATAGCAGTCACAGGTCGCATTTTAAGTACTACAGTATTGTTATTAGTGCCATCGTATTCTTCATTAGTATAAGTAGTCAAAGCAAAATGATGATCCCTAGAGAGGGAACAGTAGCTTTCAATATATAAAGTAGCCTGATTAATTTTTCTGATTATCAAGTTATCACGACTGGTATCGCCAGCATCAATGCCTAGCGATTCTTTAACGTCTGCGAGCGTTGCGAGACTGTAGCTTAGTAGGTCGGCCATTCGGTGTCCTATGATCCGTTGATGTCATGTCTTTTGTTTTCTCACCAAACCCACCATCTATAAGATCGTGAGCGATGTTAGGAGTAACATAGACTGTTTCACCAACACTATATTGTTTATGAGGTTTAATTATTTTAATTCTAATCATATTTATCCTGTTGCTGGCTGTGGGCTTACCACTCAGGTTTGCCAGCATAACCTTGCACGATTTTAGTTCGTGTCTAACAAGCTTAAACTGTGCCTAGACCTTGCACTTCAACGATACCGTTGGTTAATGCAAGTTCACCATCTACACGAGACTCAACACGGACATAAGTCAGGTTGTTCTCAAAAGCTGAAGTTCCATCGACAGACGCTTCTGTTGAAACATCAACAGTCACACCTTGACGGTCAGCTATGTAGTAGTCACGGAAGTCACCAATGAACGCTTTACCATCTCCAAGATCGTTCTGTTCGTAAATAGGACGGCCTCGAAGTACTGGTGTTGGGCCATTTGCCAAACCTGTCAATAGGTATTGGTTATTGCTATCTTTTAGGGTAGCAATTTTAGCCCAAGTGTTCTTGTTAGCAACAACAACAGCATTACCCCTGTAACCTTGTGGCAGTTTGTATAGAGCTTGGATTAAAGTATCGGCTCGTGATACATCTGTCGCATTAGCGGTTAGAGTTGTGAATGAGTAGTTGTCGATTCCAGTTGGTTTGCCTGAACCGTTACCAGTCCAGAAAGCTTTATCTTCTTCTTCAGCAAGAGCTGTACCCATAAGGCCAGCAATCATGCTTACGATAGAACCACCTGTTCCCAAGCTTGCATCAGCAACCAATTCGTTTGAAAGGGGTACGATAGACGCAAGTGAGTAAGGTGTCAAGACGATTTCACCGAACGTAGCAGTAGATGTTTGTTTAACTGCTGCTTCAGAACGCCAAAAAGTCTTAGGACGGCTCGCTAGAGTTGGTAGGTGGAATGTGTCAGTAGATACAGGTATAACTGTAGCTAGTTGACGCATAATAGTAGCATCTCGTCTATCTTCCACGATCATATTAGCAAACTCCTCTGGTACAAGGTATCCGCCATTAGCTGCTGTACCCTCTGTGAGGATTTGTAGCTTCTGTCGGTCTTGTCGGATTAGTGCTTCTACGAAGTGAATAGACTTTTTGCTGACCATTGTGTTTTTCTTTCCACGTTGTTTGCGGTCTGCAACTTCAACTGTAACTTCTTCTAGTTTTTTAACGGTAACAGTACCCATTTCAGCATCGACAATAGTCTTGTCTGTGCCAGTCTGAGTAACTTTTACTTCTGGAGTTTCGCTAAGTTTGCTGATCATTGCTTCCATACGATTAAGTTTTTCGTCAACT